TTAGGGAAGGTATCTCATACTTCACCTGCAATTGCTGGAATGCTGTGGACAGGGTGACGGTATTGCCTGTAGCTACTGTAGAGTCACTAGAATCAGTAACAATAATTTGAACAGCCCCGGAAGCACTAGCTCCTCGGACAGTTGCCTGACCTGTTAGAACTACAGGCTGTTGACCGTTACCGCCTCCAGTTGAAACTTCGGTATAAACACCTTCACCAGAAGCAGAGTTGTCAGGATTGACTAATAGTGATGCTGCTCCAGTATCCTGTTGGGAGGTACTTCTAGAAATAGCAGACCCCGTTGCTGTGAATTGCGTAATGTCAGCAGCTTCAACCCTAGGGTTGGTAACCAAGTTTACAGCAGCATCTCCTCTGGCAACCGCAAACAAATCTTCCGCCGTATTTGTCGAAGATAACGTTACCTTGAATGGGTAATATTTTGTGTACGGGTGAGTAGACGTTCTGGTACTAGGGTCTACCTCCCAAGAGGGCCACTCATCATACGTTATCGAAGTGTTAACCATATTCCAAATTCTCCTATCGGGTGTTTGTCCAACCTACCAGAGCTACTAAACTACCAAGTACGACCACGGTATGTGTTATAAGTAACCCCACCGCTATTAACCCGGTTCTAGCCCCGGATACACGGCTGCGCCAATCTTGTAAATGCTCAACATTTGTATGTAGTTTTTCCAGACTACTCGCCAAGTTCACATTCAAGGCTGCTTGAGTCTCAATATATCTATCTAACCGTTCCATGTAAGTTGCTAGTTTTAGATCAACAGACTCGGTAGGCATTACTTAGCCACGCCCATAAACCATTAGCCGAGTGGTAACATTACTTAAGTCCGCAGCGTTAGCTACTTCAATGGTGGCAGAAAGGTCAGTTGATGTGTTACTAGCATCACCATTGTAAACCTTTATCTTTGAATTTGCGTAGTCATATAGCGCATTGTATGCGTAATCGGTTCCTGAAGCATCTTCAACGTTACCGATAGATACAAATTCGATTTTATCCCACCCGAGATCGGATGCTGTGAAAGACTCTCCACCAGTTACATAACTGGAATCAAAAGTTACTTCTACTATTCGATACTGAAGATTGCCCGGAACTCCCTTTGGAAATTCTGCGCCCCCAGAACTGGTTGCAATTGTAAGTGCCATTATATATCCTCCGGAATCTAAAAGATTCAGTCCAAAAAGCGTAACATGAGGGGGCCGAAGCCCCCCCACATTACCAAGGTAAGTCTCTATTTACTCGTTCAGGTCGAGAATCTTTGCTTGTACGTCGAAACGGTGTGCCCTGAGTTCAGCCATCGTATAGAGCAAACCACGAACTACCAGCGACGAAGCCGCAAAGTAGTCACGGTTCTCGATGTACTGGGTAGGCTGTGCTACCGCAACTTCAAGATAATCCGTATCTAGTACGTAAACGTTAGAACCATGAGTACCACCAGTAGAACCAACCTTAGCTGACTTCGTGGTGTCCGCATCTGGAAGAATTGGAATGCCCATGTAAGTAGCAAGAATCAGACCAGTGCGAGTGCCGGGGAAGGTCTTTTCAGAACCTACACCAACCGTGTACTCTTCCTGACCAAGATACCTCTGCTGAGAGTTCAACAAACGCTCAAGCTTGAAGTACTGGTCGTGTCCCATGACGATAAGTTTTGGCTCACCACCATTGGTACGAATCTTCTGGATAGCTGTATCGAGAAGGTTCAACGAAAGGTCTCGTCCGGTACCGCTGTTTCCCTGTACGGATGCCGCAGCTTTCCACGGGTTCGCCGTTACGGATCGACCAACGGTGGCACTATTAATTGCCAAAGTAGCAGTAAGGTCGTAAGCGTTAGCATACGTATCTACGGTGGCAGACAGGAATTTAGTTTCATCAATTGAAACAATGTCGTCAATTGAAGTCAACCCTGCTCGACTGTACGTGAAAACACCATCAGCAGTTGCGGGGCTTGCGTCCAACGCTGTGCCTAGTGTTAGTACCCTCGCCGCAGTCTTAGCGGTAATTGTGGTACCTGTCTCATTCTCAAGAGTACCATTATCTGAGAAACCAAGTGCGTCACCAACCCTGAAGTTATTTGCGTTAGTCAAGATAACTTCCGTGGTGCTCGTTGCGGTCGTAATGCCCGCCGTTGAAGAAGCTAGAAGTTCAAGGTTCATTTCCTTGATGTGGTCTAGCTGTGCGTTTTCGTTCTCAAGAGCGAGAACATCACCAACACCACCCTCAAGCTGCGATGTAAACATCGCCTTGACGGAGGCTGCGAACGTCGTACCAACGATACTAGGCAGTGAAGATACTGTCTGAATCGCTGAGATGTCCACAGTTGGGAGTGAACCCGTCTCTGTAATTGGATTGGAGCGTTCGCTTCCTCGGTCGGAACGTACACGCCAACCAGCTACATTACCCCAGACATTTCTGGGAAGTGCATTGAAGAACCTAGTTTGGTTATTCAGTGCATGCCATACCTTACGACCGAAGGTGGTCGTAAATATGTTTGTGTCGGTATCGACGGTAAACGGTGTCCCGCTAAACGCCTTCGACAAGTACTCAGAGCCTAGAACCGACTGGGTTGCCCCACGGTTCGCCTGAGCAATATATTCTGCAAGTGAAACTGACATTTTTAATTGTCCTCCTATTGTCTCAGACTAAATTGTTACATCACCCTGTTCAACAGAGTATTGAAGTTTTCTAAGTTCTGAGTAAGACATGTTAGCTAGTTCATCGACAAGCTCCCCACCGGTTGGGTTAGCTTTAACAATCTCTATCTCATCACTACCCAAGCTCAACGTAGGTGCAACCAAGCGACGTTCCTCTTTCCAACCCGCCTTGCGGAGAGTGGCATCGGTTTCGTCTTTGACAGACTTAGTAAGGTCTACATTATTGGAGGCAATCTGCTTCTTCAGGTTAGAAATTTCTTTCTTCATCTGCTTGTAAACTGCCTCTTCCATCGCTTCGTCATCCTCGTCTTCATCATCATCAGCTGCTTCTTCAACAGCTTCTTCATCATCATCTTCCTGTTCCTTCATCGGATACTTACCCATCTTTTCCTCTGGCTCTTCTTCTTCCTCGGGTTCGTCCTCAGCCTGAAGCGTTGCTTGCTGGTTGGGGGCACTAGTTTCCGGAGAAACGGCAGTAGATGAGTCATTACCATCTTGGTTTAGCGCGCCACTGTTCTTAACTTTTCTTTCGCCAACACCATCAAGGTCATCGGTTGACTTTAACATGGATACGACTTGAGAAGCCACATCTTTAATTAAACTCGTTCGAGCATAATCTTGCTCTTTCGCAAACACAGTTGCTTCATCTTCCTCTTCAGCCTTTAAAAGGCGAGAGTCCATCTTTGTAAGTACCTCAGCAAGGGCCGTCAAACCTAATGACGTTCCTTCCATGTACTTTTCAAGACGAGTATACAGTTCATCTGCCATGGTGTAACCTCCATTTTATTCCAGTCCGTATCCAAACTTCATAAAGGTTGGTCTAAGCCACCGCCGACCCCTATAAACAAATATAACCTAGTTAACTAGGTGTATTAGAACAAACGTTCTATGTTATTATACTAAGATTTTTGGAAAGTGTTAAAATTTATGCGTCTTTATAAGAATTTATATCTATCTTACCTTCAAGATATCGAAGTATCTCGTTACGAAAGTCGTAAAGGGGGACTTGAACCAGCTTTTTCATCTTCTCACATTGGTTACCCTCGGGTACTGAGGACTCAATTTGGTCTAAAACTTTACCCACCATCCTCGAATGACGAGCTAAAACCCACTCTTGCTCCTCACTAACCTTTTCTACATCCATAATCTATCTCCTTATATTATTGTGGCAGGTTCGATTTTTACAGATAACCCCCCGCCCAGTTTTGAGCCTAACGCATCAAATGACTTCTCAATTCTCCTTGGTAAATCGGAAAAAATTTCTTCTAGGGGTATAGCTAAATACCTCTGCGCTTTATACTTTCCACCCCCATCATGTATTAGAGAAGCATACGGTGTATTGTAAGTTAGGTCTACAGTGTCGTCACCAATCTGAGTCATCATTAAGGACGAACGAAGTCTTCCAGTCTTTACAGGCATAACCCCACCCTCAGAAACAGGTATGTTTGAAGTCTCAGCTAACTCCTGAGTAATCTCCATAACTAAGTTCTGCACGAGTCCGTATAAAAGGTCTTGTAATTCATCCATAGTTTATTATACTATGTCTGCCATACTTCAGGTATCTCCAATTCAAACTCGGATTCAGTAGAATCAAATCTATCTAAGTAAATTATCTCTTTACCCACTTGACCATAAGTAGGGTGATAGTATAAAACTATGTGTTTTGGTTTAGTTATAACATGTAGACGACTAAACACAAACTCGTCCCCACCCTTTGTGGTTCCGCAGATATGCAAACTACCAGTTCCAATATCTATCTCATCCACCCGATGGAAATGACCCAACAAAACATCATCAAATTTATGGGAGACACTGAAACCATCGTCAGTTATTATTTGTGTCTTGTACTGCAAGACTGC